ATAACGTTCATGTTACCATACAGCCAAGTGGTCTCGCACCAGAGGCCGACTGGACGCAGTTCTTACCCGATGACTACTACGACAACCTTGCGCAGGGTAAGACTGAGGACTGGATCGACGTCTATATCAACGCGCAATTTGGGAAATCATTATCTGGACAACCTGTTTTCCGCTCCTTTGATAGGTCTGTCCACGTGGCGAAAAGCTCCATAAAGCCAATGTTTTCTGATGACCCGTTGATCATAGGCGTCGATGCAGGACTGACACCCGCAGCCGTTGTAGGACAGGTTGCATACGATGGTCGACTGGTCGTCTATGACGCGGTGATCTCTGATGGCATGGGCGCGTTGAGGTTTGTGCGAGAAGTCATTAAGCCGTTGTTAGTAAACAAATTTCCGGGGCGTAGAGCCATAGTTATAATCGACCCTGCTGCGTTCCAGAGGGTGCAGACAGACGAGAGGACCGTCGCTGATATATGGCGTAACGAGGGGTTCATGGTGAAGCCCGCACGGACGAACGCGGTGGCTGCTAGGATCGCTGCGGTGGATGCGTTTCTTACACGTGTCGTCGACGGGAAGTACGGTGTCGTGTTGGACCCCGACGATGCCTTGCCGCTTACACAAGCGCTTGCCGGGAAATATCGGTACAAAATAAACACAAAAGGGGTTAGGGACGAGAAACCTGAGAAGTCTCACCCGTGGTCAGATGTCGCCGATGCGTTCCAGTATTTGTGCCTTCACGCAGACGGCGGAGAGGTGTTCGGGGGTATGTCAGACGCAGGAGAGCGACGGGAAGTCGTCCGTGTCTCGTCTCGCGGGTGGACCTAATCTGTTGACGCGTTAGCAGATACGAGGTATTGTGGGGTCACAAACACATATGTGAGATAATTTCGAATGGCACTCGGTTCCGCACTCATCCCAGTGGCGCGTGCCTCTGATTTAGAGGCTGCTGCCCAGCGAAGCTCTGCTGAGAAGCAGGCTACGCCTATGATTCAAGGCTTAGCAGCACACACCAGACACCGTTGGGAGATCATGCGCGACCATAAACGGTTGTACGTTGAGGATCGCCTTACGAAATGTGTTCGTGCAAGGGATATGCAGTATGAACCCGCGAAACTGGCTGAGATACGCGAACAGGGCGGCTCCGAGATTTTCATGGGTATTGTCTCTACTAAGTGCCGTACCGCGACTGCTTGGCTGCGTGACACGCTCCTAGGCACAGGCGCAGATAAACCTTGGTCGATAAGCCCGACACCCATCCCAGAAGTTCCCCCAGATGTTGCGATGGGTATGCAGCAGATAATGCAGCAGAACCTGACCCAGTACTACGCAGAAGGTAACCAGCCTCTGTCTGAGATGGAGTTGAAGAAACTTGCGTCGGACATGAAGGACACTGCGAAGCGTGCGATGAAACACGAGGCTGAGAAGCGCGTGGACCGCATGGAGCAGAAAATGGAGGACCAGCTGACAGAAGGCGGGTACACGAAAGCCTTGTTCGAGTTTACGAACGACATCGCGACGTTCCCGTTTGCTGTGATGAAAGGGCCGACACCGCGTAAGCGCAAGGCTCTGAAGTACATCGAAGGTGGTCTGGGCGCTGTAGACGTGCTCCGCGACGAGTGGGAGCGTGTAGACCCTTACAAGTTCTACTGGGCACCATGGGGTGACGATATTCAGAACATGCCCGTGATTGAGGTGCACCACCTGACACGCGGCGACGTTGAGGGGATGCTAGGCGTCGAAGGTTACGACGAGGACGCTGTGCGTTCTATACTTGCGGACTTCGGCGCTACAGGGTTCGATTGGCTAGACCACGACGACAGTGAGATCGAAGAGGTCATGGATAAAGACTTCGACGATGCAGGCAGCGACGTGATCGCGGCCCTACAGTTATGGGACACAGTACCCGGTAAAGTCTTGCTAGACTGGGGTATGTCAGAGTCAGAGGTCGAAGACCCTCACAAATCTTACCCCTGTGAAGTTTGGATGGTCGACAACGTCGTTATCCGCGCAGTTTTGAATTATGACCCGCTAGGTCGTAAACCGTATTACCTCAGTTCTTTCGAGAAAGTTCCCGGCAAGATCGACGGAAACGGGGTAGCCGATCTATGTATGGACGCCCAGAACATGTGTAACGCCGCCGCTCGGGCGTTAGCTAACAATATGGGTATCTCCTCAGGTCCACAGGTCGGCGTAAATGTCAGCCGTTTGCCAAGCGGGGAAGACATCACTCAGATGTACCCGTGGAAGATTTGGCAGTTTAAGCAGTCAGAGTACGGCGATCAGTCGGCTCCGTTGCAGTTTTTTCAGCCTCAGTCTAACGCTGGGGAGCTAATGGCTGTGTTCGAGAAGTTTATGACGCTTGCAGACGAAGTATCAGGCATACCGCGTTACATGACTGGTCAGCACGTCCCGGGTGCGGGGCGGACGTCGTCAGGGCTGTCAATGCTGATTTCCAACGCGGGTAAGTCTATCAAGCAGGTTATCGGCAACATCGACTATGATGTCTTAACCCCTATGCTCGAGCGTCAGTACCAACGCAATCTGCGCTACAGCAATGATCCGGATTTGATTGGTGATATACAAATACTTGCACGAGGCGCGATGTCGCTGGTCGTTAAGGAAGCTGAAGCTGTCCGTAAGAATGAGTTCCTCCGTCTTGTTCTGGAGAGTCCGATTGCACAACAAGTGGTTGGCCTTCCCGGCACGGCGGAGCTTATGCGAGATATGGCAAGCACTCTCAACACCAATGTTGACCGTCTGGTTCCTACTCGGGAAGAAGTTGAAAAGCAGCAAGCGATGGCTGCTCAACAGCAAGCAATGATGCAACAGATGGCGATGCAGGAAGCTGCAAACCTTCAGGAAGACGGGTCGGAAATGGGTGGCCGAGAAAGTAATATTATCAGCCCTCGTCCAAACGGCGCTTAAACAGCGTACTTGTTGACACGTTAACACATATAAGTTACTTTTGAGCTATGATTGACTTAAATAGCGCCGATATTCAGGCCGTGAAAGCCCTTTTGAGGCTGAAAGAGCCGGGTAATGACGCGTTACTTAGGTTGATTAAGGCGGAACTAGAGTCCGCCAAGCAGAAACTTGTTAAGGCAGTCGATATGGTACAAATCCACCGATTGCAGGGACGAGCGGAAGCCTTTGAAGATTTACTGAGGGCGGTTGAAGAGTCGCCCAAGGTGGTAAGAAACTGAAGCACACCATTACGGAAATAGCATACCCACGGGACGCTAGGAACAGAGTTGGTGCTTTGAGGAGAAAACATGGCATTACCAAGACAAGTGCAGGCACAGCTTGCAGAAGCAGAAGAGATAGAGAAAACGCTAAAAGCCCAGAAGGAACCAAAGAATAAGGCAGAAGAGCCTGAAATTTCTGAGGACCAGACGGATACTGAGGCCGAAGTATCACCGGAAGCTAAACAAGAACCTAAACTTGTGGAAGTAGAGCCAGCTGACACGTCACCGACGGACGTAGAGGAAGAGACTTTTAAGCAGAAGTACACCACCCTACAGGGTAAGTACGATGCGGAAGTCCCCCGACTGCACCAGCAGCTGCGGGAGCTTAAAGCGAAGCTAGACAGCCTAGAACAGGCCGAAGTGGAGAAAAAAGCTGAACCTACAAAGGCGAAGGAGAAAGTCAGTTTAGTAACCGATGCAGATCGAGCCGAGTTTGGTGAAGAACTCATCGACGTTCAACGTCGCGTTGCGAAAGAGGTGGCCTCGGAATACGAGGAACGTTTTGAGCAGCAGACAGAGGTTATCAAGAACTTGCAGGATCAACTTGCAAAGACAGGTAATCAAGTTGGCGAAATGAGCTTTGCTCAAAAGTTGAGTCAGTTAGTTCCTGACTTTGCTGATGTCGACAAAGATGAACGTTGGGTTTCGTGGCTTAATGAGCATGATGCAATGCTTAACGGACCACGCCGAATGCTTGCTCAACAGGCTTTTGACAAAGGTGATGCAGAGGCAGTAGCGCGTTATGTGAAGCTGTGGAAGCAAACAATCGCTGAGCCAGAAGCAGACCCTAGAGCAGGTCGCCAAGCAGAGCTAGAGAAGCAGGTTGCGCCAAATCGTTCCGCTAACTCCGTGGACACGAAGAAGGTCGGTAAAGACGTAAAAGTTTACTCAGAAAAAGAGATAAACAAAGCGTGGGACCGAATCCGGAATCTGAACACGAAGGGTCAGTATGACGAGGCGGCTAAACTTGAAGCCGAATTGACTGCTGCATATATCGAAGGCCGTGTACGAATGTAAACGTGCTAACGTGTAAGCAGCTGTTAGTAACAACTTGAACCTAATAGGAGGCCATAATGGCTGCTGTATTCCCCGTCGTCTCTTCAGGAGACTTTGACACCACCCCGTCCTACTCAGGCGGTTTTATCCCACAACTATGGTCGAACAAGCTAAACGCTAAGTTCTACGCCAACACTATGATGACTGAGATTGCCAACACCGATTGGGAAGGCGAGATCAAGAACCAAGGCGATACAATTCGTATCCGTACTGCACCATCAATCACCATCAATGATTATGCAGGCGCTGGCACTACACTTACTTCTGAAGTTCCTGCACCGATCTACCAAGACATGCAGATCAACAAAGGTAAGTACTTCAGCGTTCAGGTCAACGACGTACTAGCGCACCAAGCGGACATGGACTTGATGAACATGTTCACTGACGATGCAGCGAAGCAGTTGAAAATCGAAATCGAAAACGAATGTTTCTTCAACTGGTTTGTTACTGAAGGTTCTGCTGCTGCAAACGCAGGCGCAACCGCAGGTGCAAAATCAGGCGCGTACAACTTGGGTACAGATACAGACCCAGTAGACCAAGCGACACCAGCGAACGTTCTAAACACAATCCTAGCAATGTCTTCAGCGCTAGACGAACAGAACGTTCCTGAAAGTGACCGTTGGTTGATTATGACTCCACGTGATCGTAACTTGCTGATGCAAACAGACATCGCGCAAGCGTACTTCACAGGCGATCAGTCAAGCATCGTTCGTACAGGTAAAATCGGTCAGTTGGACCGCTTCACTGTGTACGTGTCTAATCTTCTTCCAAAAGGTGAATCAGGCAAGGCGCTTGTTGACGGTCAATCTGCCACATCTACAGGCGCAACTCTTGCAGACGCAAAAGCACGCCGCACAATGATGGCAGGCCATAAATCAGCCGTATCCTTCGCATCGCAGATCAGCAAAACTGAGCCTCTGCGCAACCAGACAGACTTCGGCGACATCGTTCGTGGTCTAGCAGTATATGGACGCAAAGTTGTAAAAGACGACGCTCTAGTAACTGCTGTCGTTGGCTCAGCCAGCTAAGTCTAACAGAGAGGGGGTAACCCCCCTCTCGCCGCGATAGGAGGGGCGTTATGGACGTTTACCAACTTGTGAATAAACTAGGCGGTGAGATTGTCGGCGGCAAAGGCCGCGTTATGGTTGATGGCGAGCGTGTACTGGTCGCTGAGATTATCAAAGGTGAGTTCCAGCTAAACGAAGCAGGAGTTCAACTGGCGGAAAAACACCGCGAGCCTGAGAAAAAGACAGCCGCAAAGAAAACGACGTCGAAACGCACTCGCGCACGAAACGTGGATGGCACACTGAAAGCAGATGACCCAAGCACGCCGGATGTAAACGAGGCTTGGACCGATGGCGACAGTTAAGGTTATTGACATCATTCGCCGTGTGGAGTTCGTACTTCAGGATACTAACGTTCGTTGGCCTCGCCTCGAATTGCAGAACTGGATTAACGAAGCCTACATGGCGATTACTTTGTTGCGCCCAGATGCGAGCGCAAAAACAGGTACTTTTACTTGCGCAGAGGGTTCTCGTCAGGTTCTGACGGATCAGTTTTCTTCTGCGATTAGACTGCTAGACGTAACGCGTAACCTTGCATCGACGTCTACAAAGAAGGTTGTTCGCGTAGTGAGCCGTAGTGTTCTCGATGACCAGAAGCCCACATGGCACTCTGAAACGGCGTCTGTGAACATTCAGCACTACACTTACGACACTAGACAGCCGAAAGAGTTTTTTGTTTATCCACCAGCGACTACAGCGGCGCAGCTTGAAGTTGTTTACGCTGACGTACCGGGCACGCACTCGCTGTCTGAGTCTGATTTAGACCCAACAGGCTCTAACACAGAAGTTATTTTGATCGACGACATCTACATGTCTCCGATCCTCGACTGGGTTTTATACCGAGCTTACTCAAAAGATGCAGAGTACGGAGCCAACGAGGCGCGTGCAGTAGCGGCGTACCAAGCGTTCAACTCGGCCTTAGGAGCCAAAACACAGGTTGACGCAGCGGTAACCCCAGTAGCATCAGTCGGAGGAACCTAAAATGGCAGTAACGTGGGATAGCTTTTACCCTTACATACAGCCCCACGTTCCGGGGTGCCCTGAGATTGTTATTCAGTCACATCTACAAGAAGCCGCCGCTGAGTATATCGGGCGGAGCGAGTTGTGGCGGTTTGATATTGAGAACGATTTTACCAGTAAAAACACACCAGACTACGAGATAGATGTTCCTGCGAACGCTGTGCTTGAGAATGTGTTAGTGTTGTACCTTAACGGGCAACCTTTGAAACGCGTTACAGATCGACACTTTTCGCTACCAAACACTACTGGTAACGCTTCTCCTTCTCACTATACGATCTACCAAGACACCCAGATTAGATTTTTTCCTACCCCAGACAAAAAATACACGTTCTCAGGTGTAGGCACGCTGAAGCCATCACTGGCAGCGACGGGAGTTGAGGACTTTATCTTCGAGACGCACGGGCGCTCAATCGCATGTGGAGCGATCTACAAGCTGACGTCAGTTCCCGGCAAAGAATGGACGAACCCCGAAGCAGCTATGTATTACAAGGGCGAGTTCTACAGACACATGGACGAAGCCAAAGGCCGTGACACACGTCGCGTTAATTTGCGCGTGATGGCGCAGGGCTTCGACAAGGCTTCAGTTCGCAGGGGTATGTAAATGGCAACAACATTCAAATACGTCCAAGGCGACACAGGTCCGCAGATCAGAGTTACGCTCACTGAGGAAGACACCGGAAACGCCGTAGACCTAACAGGTGCTACCGTTACGCTACACTTTAGAGCAGCGGGTGAAGATACTGTTCTGTTTTCACGCGGGTTTTATGTAAACCCAGATACTGCTGAAGACGGTGTCGCAGTTCTTCAGTGGGAAACAGACGATTTGAACCAAGATGCGGGCGCTTACGAAGGCGAGATCGAAGTGGTGCGCTCTAGCGGATTGCGCGAAACTCTTTTCGACAAGCTGAAGTTTAAGATACGGGAAGACTTTGCATGAAGCTAAAGTCCGCAGTCTTTGTAAACAAAATAACAGCTACGTTTACGCAGCTGAAGACTGTTTCTGCGAATGCGGTAACTTTCAATCGTATTGTTTCTGAGGCTGAAGTCGGTAACTTTGTCTATTTCGCTAGGTATTTTGACACTTATTACATCCGCGACGGCGCACGACCTTCTGACCAACTTACCTTTAGTTTCTTCAAAGAGTTTGCAGGCGTAGACACAACTGCGGTTGTCGAGGTGCACTTTAAGGACATTAGTAAAGGGTTAAGCGAGACGGTCAACATTGTTGATTCTGAGCAAATTCTAAAAGACTTTAATCGTCCAGTGGATGACGCTTATACGGTATCTGACCTACCGTCGAAGGGCGTAGCCAAAGCTCCGTTTTTAGAAACAACCTCTGTTGCAGATACGCTAGAGTCTTTTGAGTTCGGCAAAAATCCTTTTGACACTTCGTTTGTGTCCGAGTCTCTTAGAAAAGACATGACACGGTTTGTTGGTGATGACACGGACCAAGAGTATGTAGCAGACGGGTATTTCTTCGAAGACTACATTGTTGGCGAACCTACTGAAATTCTGGCGCTTACAGATTTGTTTGCCCCAACGGTGTCTAAACCTTTTGCGGACAGCGGTTCAGCATCTGATGTGTTTACCCGCCAAGTGAACTTCAGCCGTAGCATTGACGACAGTGTTTACTTTACTGACGATGTGGATGGCGAAGCAAGTATTCTTGACGATCAAGAGATGCAGTTCTTCAAGAACACAACAAACACAGCATCTGTAGCTGAGAGTTTTGACCGCGTCGTAGCCTACATTCGTGCCTTTTCAGATAGCTCTGCGGCGAGTGATCAACAAACAAATTCCGTTGGAAAAGGTCTAAGCGAGACATCAGCGGTTGCAGAAAGCACAAATGTGCTTACAAGTAAACATATTTATGATATACCTGTAGCAAGTGAACTTCTGTCGAAGGCGTTCAGTCGTCCTCGCTCGGATAGCGCCCTTATAGGAGACGCGAACACTGTTGCACTCGACAAGTTGTTACAGGATTTGGCCTCGACTACCGACGCGGGGTCATTGCGAAGTCAAGGGTACTCCGACTTCACATACTTTGAGGAAGACTTTGTCGGGGCTTCCAGAACGTTCTGAAGGAGATCGTTATGATTAACGAAAACTTGAAGCTCTCCGGCCAGCTTAGCATCGTCCTCAAGGACAAGGCCGGAAACATCAAAGACCAACGAGAAGTTAAAAACCTCGTGGTTAACGCGGGCTTGGCGTACATCGCCTCGCGCATGAAAGATACTACCAAAGGTGCTATGTCACATATGGCGCTCGGCTCTGGCACAACTGCTGCGGCAGCGTCGCAAACCGATCTTGTGGGACTTTTGGGGTCACGAGAAGCACTGGACTCAACCACAATTTCAGGAACAAACGACGAGAAAGTTGTGTACGTGTCTTCATTTGAAGCAGGCGACGCAACAGGCGCAGTTACCGAGGCAGGTATCTTTAACGCTGCGACAGGTGGCGACATGTTGTGCCGCACTGTTTTCTCAGTCGTTAACAAAGCCGCCGATGACACGATGTCCGTTACTTGGACAATCACGTTATCAGCGTCTTAATAGTTTAGAGGGGCGTACATAATGACTACGATCACAACACGCGCAGGTAAGGGTTCGCCCCTCACTAATAACGAAGTTGACGCTAACTTTACAAATCTTAGCAACGACAACCAACCAGATGTGCGCCCAAGCCTTCTGCTAGACTTTGCCAACAGCAAGACCCTTGACCCACGCATTACGTTTACCCGTGGCAGCACTGCGACTTACTGGGATGGTAAGACTACGACTAAGGCTGAAGAGAATTTGTTCACTCACAGCCAAGATATAGTTGCGGGGAAATGGAATATAATTCAATTGGGTGTTGTTGATGATCAAACCGCACCTGACGGCACTTCAACTGCACAACTTTTTACGCCTAACACAAGCAGCAATTATCACTATGTTTACGCTGGAAACTCGCCTACTACTACGGCAACAAGTACGTTTAGTGTTTATGCTAAAAACAACGGCGCAAACTATGCTTTCCTTCGTTCTAATAGCTCTAGCGGTTACTGCGGTGTTAATTTCGATTTATCAAACAGTGGTTCTGCGGCAGTTGAAGGTTCAGGAAACATAGATAGTTATTCTGCGACTGATGTAGGTAATGGTTGGTACAGGCTAACGGTCACTTTCAATAAAAACCTAAGCTCACAAACGCAACTTCTTATTAATGGAGACAGCAGCTCTGTTGCTGAGGTTTGGACAGGAAATGGCACTGACGGAATTTACTTTTGGGGCGCACAATTAGAACAACGCAGTTCAGCCACAGCCTACACCCCTACAACCTCTAGCCCCATCGTGAAGTACCAACCGACACTGCAAACAGCGGCATCAGGTGAGGCACGGTTTGACCACGATCCTGTGACAGGGGAAAGCAAGGGCTTGCTGATTGAGGAAGCTAGGACAAACCTGATTAAATGTTCTAGTCCAGAAGACACAGACACTTTTGGTACTAATGGTTGGCAAGACTACTACGGGTTCAGGGCTTACAGAAATACAGTTGTTGCGCCAGACGGAACACAAACAGCGGCTACTGTTAGGGCTGTTTCAGGCGGGGCTACTACAGGTGCGTCGATGTACGTCAATAACCCGATTGTTATCCCATCAACCGCTACCTACACATACAGCGTTTACCTTAAAAAAGGTGGTGAGCGGCCTATGAATTTAGTAACCGTTTCCGTTTTTGGGAATGGGAATGCTTCCGGAAGTTATCAACTTAAAGTAGACCTAACAGATGGTACAGTTAATACTCTACAGTCAGGCACCGCTGTTATTGAGGATGTCGGTAATGGTTGGTATCGTTGTTCAATAACTCAGTCCTTATCTGCGGGTAATAAGTATCCACAAGTTGGGTCTTACGGAAATGCGACACTTGGTTCCACGTTCTTAATGTGGGGCGCACAGATGGAGTTAGGCCACGGTGCTTCATCCTACATCCCAACAAGCGGTTCTACCGTGACCAGAAGTGCGGATGACGCAAGTATTGCGCTTACGAATGAGGTAAGTCTGCAAGAAGCAACAGTTTATGCGGAAGCCGCAACCTACCGTGCATATGCTGCTGAAACAGCTTGGTGTCCTGTTTGGCAGTTGAACGATGGTGTTAGCACTGCAAACGGTGTTTTTGATGTCCGAGCCTTTCAACAAACATATGGCTCAATGGCAGTTGTAAGGGGGGTAGGCCAATCCAGTTTCGCTTTGTTAAATGACGGACAAACTGTAACCAACGGCGAATTTTACAAATACGGTTTGTTCTGGAACCAAGGTTCTGTGTCTTTCTACAAAAATGGCGCAGGAATAGGCGCTTCCACTAATCAGTATGTAAATCCTGTTTTTGATTCGCTTGATATAGGATGGGCGGACAGAGGCGGTAGGAGGCTAGACGGTCACTTGAAAAAACTAGCTGTTTATCCTCAAGCCCTTTCACACAACACAATGCTTGCAATGACGGAGGAATAAGACATGGCTACCTATTACCTCAAAGCCACTGACGAACAAGCCCTCTGGACTGCACTAGAAGCGGCTGATCTGGCGGTTAAGGACTACGATCCAGAAGACCCGCTAAACAGCCGTCCTGACGATTTAGAGCCAGAAGCAGAATGGGAACCTAGCGGCGAATACGAGTGGCGCTCACTGGAGCCTATGCTGGACATCATTGGAACTATCTACCAGCCGACAGGAGAAACCCTAGCGGGTGAGGGTGACGTTGAATATCCAGAGATGGCGGCGATTGAAGGCTATCACGCAAACCTTAGAGCGGGATTAAATGCTGAACAAAAAGCTGCGCTGCCTCTCTTAACTAAAACCCCTAAAACGCCAGTGCGTAAGTGGGCAGGAGATGAATAATGGCTAAACTTATCGGAACCGCACCCAACCAAGTCCCAACAAACGCAGACCTCGGCTCCCTTGCCTACATGGACAAGGACAATTTTAATGCAAACATATCAGAACTGAATCTTTCAGAACTTACGCTTAAAGCGCTAGCAGAAACCATATCCGACACAGCCGTAGACATCTTTGTGTACGACACCCGCAAGGACAGCGATGGCGGTGCATGGCGTAAACGCACACAGCATACCTCATGGTACAATGAGACACTGAACACTGCCACCCGTGGTAGCCGTAAGGAGTTCCCTGCGGTTGCTGTTATTGTTCTTAGGACAAATGCTGTAACTATTTATGATGGTGATGATCCAGACTTACCGATGTGGTGGTACGGCATGAGTTCAAACATAGGTGGTTTTGGCATGAACGGCGCACAAGCCGTAAGTATGTTGAATGGACTGATGGTTATAGGGCAAAACGACACCAGCGGGTCTAATTATGATGGTCTGCGTGTCTTGGACTTTGTGCGAGATTATGGCTATTGGACTTGGTACAATAATAACGGGTCTATGTATGAAGGCACTCTTTTGTCGAGCAGTGGTGGGGTAACAAACAGAAGTCGTTATTACCCGTTCTTAATTACGTCAGGTAATCTTGTAGCAAAAGAAGTCAACGATGTAGCCATGACCGTTCTGCCCAACGCCCCGATTGATGCTGCTACAGGATTGCCTGTGCCGACGATTGCGGTCGGGACTGGTCTTGGTACTTCAATCATTCGTGATGATGGGACTGTTGTTGATTACACGTTAGGAAACTATACGATAGCCAGCGTAGACTTTGATTATGATAATAATATTATACAGAGTTCTAGGAATATTGGCTCTGGCGGCGGTGGTTTGTATGTTAATAAATACCCAATCCTCAGTGCAGATAATAACTCAGGTAATGTCCAGCAAGAACTCGTACTAAGTTCGACTGCGGGAGATAATACTTCTAGCTTAGACTTTATTCGCACACCTTTTGTTGAAGGTACAAAGAATGTAGTTGGGATGAAAGATTCCACTCTGGCGTTTTCCTCTAATGCAGGGGCAGTGCAAGGGATTGGCGTGTATCAACTTGGGCCAGACGGAACTACCAAGACTACGACATTAGGGGCTGTAATATCGTCAGACTACAACACAGGCTGGATGAACGGCGACATCAAACTCGCCACCTTGTCCGACACCGATGATACTGACGTTACTTATACGAACCTTGTGTCTAATGGCGATTTTGCCAGTGGCATAACTGGATGGACAGCTTCTGGAGATCAGAGTTGGTCTTATAATTCAAGCAACCAGACGGCTCAATTTACTGGAACTTCTCAGTCTTGGTTTAAGCACTCCGCAACAATAGAGGACGGTGCCCAATATGTAATGTCTTTTGAGATTAAGGCAGCGGGGAGTGGTACAGGTATTCGCCCATATATCGGCGGCGGTACTTACTCTCAATCTCAATTTTATACAGCCGTAGGGGTTCACTCAGTTTCCTTTGTTGCAGATAGTTCTTCCAATGAAGCAGTCTTAAACATTCAGTCTACAGGTGGCACATGGGAGGTAGACAATGTAACAATAAGTAGAGCCGAAGAAGACCGCAGTGTGAACGGCAACGGTCTACAAGTGTTCGGCACTGTGACCAAAAACCCTGTGGCTACTGGTGCGGATTTGGTCAGCTATCGAAGCAACGGAACTTTGCTTGCAGTGATGTCAGATGAACTAACGTCTATAGCTGACGGTGACTTTGCTATAAATCTTTGGGCTAAATTTGCATTTGATGGTCTGTACGAATATGTCTGCCAGTTTAATAATAACGATGGCGCATTTGGCATACACTTTTCAGCTATAACATCAACAAAACGTCTACAGTTAAGTGGTATGGGTGTTCAATCGAACACTAACGTACTCGTTGAAGATAAATGGCAAATGATTACCGCTGTCCGTAGAAATGGCGTAGTGACATTTTATGTTGATGGTAAAGACGCTGGAGGCGGTAGTAGCACAACATCTCTGTCTTATTCCCATCTTCGTCTATTAAGATTGCAGTTCAACACTAATACATACGGAGACAGTTCAACTAACGAGTATGCTTTATTCCGTTTAAGTGCCACAGCCCCATCCCCAGAGCAGATCAAGAAAATCTACGAGGACGAGAAGGTGCTATTCCAAGAGAATGCCCAAGCCACGCTATACGGCTCGTCTGATGCGGTAACAGCTTTGGCCTACGACGAT